ACGGGAGGATGCTTCCTGTCTGTTCAGCATTGGTTAAACGGAGTCAAGCCTACAGCAGTCGGTATGGACTGGAAAGGTGGTTCATGTATGGGTGAAAGTCATGATAACCAAATTACTTCTACGGAGAAAGCAAATGCCTAACAAAAGAACTGGACAAGATTACCTTGATAAAAAGAAAAAGACTGAAACCGTTCAGGAATTACTACTTCGTGATAAGCCTAAAAAACCTAAAGCTAAACCAAAACAACCTAAGATGGGTTCAGCAGAAGGTTGGGCTGATCTAAGAAAAAGAATCAAAAAGGATAAGGAAAAGCAAAAGAAAAATAGAAAGACCTTACCTCATAAAATATAATGGCTAAAGCTACAGAAAAGCAGTTTAATGAACTGCATAACCTAGTCACCACTGAATTCCTTAAACGGGTCAAGAGTGGTGAAGCTTCTACCCAAGATCTGAAAGCAGCCTGTGATTGGCTGAAAATTAACGACATAAGTGGTGTTGCTTACGATGGTAATCCATTAGATAAGTTAAACAGAATTATGCCCAAAGTAGACCCCGATCTTGTCAATCGGAGGATGTATGGCAAAGTCTAAAGAGTATTACGACTCACATCCTGCGGCTAAAAAGAAAAAGAATGCATATATGAAAAAGTATATGCAGACTGAAATTGCTAAGCGCATCAGACGTGCAGCTGATGAAAAAAGCAAAGGCAAAGGTACCGTTGGTGATGGGTTAGACTACTCTCACCGTGACGGTAAACTCGTTCCTGCTGGTAAGCACCGAAGCAAGGACAAGAAAAAGAAACCCAACAGATCTAAACTAAACATCACTTAATCATCATGGGAAGATACGCAGCCAAAAAAAGGCAAGAAGACGAAGCCAAGCGCAAAAAGCACGAAGCTGAAATTGCAGCTAAACGTAAAAAAATTAATGAGGATCGAAAAGCTGGTAAAACCTCAAAGATTGATCCAAAAGAAGCAGACGCTCCTGTAAATAAGGAAGCGACTAAAAAAGGGAATGAGAGAATGGCTAAGGAGAAAGCAGCTAAGGCAGCGGCGGCTAAGATAGCGGCAGCTAAAAAAGCAGCGGCTGAGAAAGAGAGACTTAAAACAACAGGTAAAGGTCCTGTAAAAGATGCTGATGAGTATGGTAAAACTGTAAAAGAACATGCAGCTAAAACAAAAGCTAAGGCTGAAGCTGATAAGAAGGCTGCATCAGCTAAAGAAAGATCAGACTGGTTGAAGAAGACTCGTAATAGTCCAGCAGCTAAAGCAGGATTCTCTGATGATGAACGCTGGGCACTTCAGCAAAAGCATCGTAAGTGGAAAGCTGATAGAGGTAAGAAAAAGAAGAGTGAAGGCTTAAAACCAGCAATGGGTCGAGGTCAAGCTGCTAGAATTACCAAAGGTAGGAAACCAAAGACAGCTAAAGAGGCTGGTGATGCTATTAAGAAGACTGTAACAGAAGGTAAGAAGAAGACTACGAAGCCTACTAAGCCTACGAAGCCTACTAAGCCTACTAAGCCTACTAAGCCTACTAAGCCTACGACTCCTACGAAGCCTACGAAGCCTACGAAGCCTACGAAGCCTACGAAGCCTACGAAGCCTACGAAGCCTACGAAGCCTACGAAGCCTATGAAAAGCAATCCTGCAAGTCAGCGTAAAAAAGGAGTTGGTGAATCTGCAAATGATTTAACGAGGCATACCCAACCTAATAATAGAGGAAAGCTTAATGGTAAGAAGAAAAAACGTGGTATCATTAGGAGGTAGAATATGGCAGGAATAGGAAAAGGAAAATTATTAAAACCACTTCAACCTATAGCTGAAGAAGCTTTTGATGCTGTAGGTTCTATGGGTATGAGATTGGCAAGAACCGTTGCTCCTGATTGGATTCCGACTCCTAAACCAGGAATTAAATTTAAAATGAAACGTAATCCTGCCTTAGATTTTACTATAGATTTAAGTGATCATACTGCTAACAATCTCTACAAACATGCTAAAACTAGTCCTGATGCCGCAAAAAGCGTCAGGACTGCACTTGAAGAAGGCTCTATTGGTAATACTGAACCGCTGAATAAATATAGTGATCTGCTTGATTTAAGTGTAGAGAATCGGATACCGCCTAAACAAAGCACTAGACCTCTTAGAAGAGATTACCCGCCTACCCAAGAAGGTCGTCAAATGGCTAGAGATGACTTCCAAAAATGGTTAGATCCAGAAGTATCTAAGGTTGGTGGGGATATGAAAAAAGTAAAGAGAGGTTCATATGCTCCAGAAGGTGTATTTTTTGGTGAAAAGAAGCAAGGTATCAAAGGTCTTACTGAATATGCTCAAGGAGGTGAGCAGCCTAATTTTTATAACGTTGGTCCGTTAGAAGAAAGAGCTTGGCAAATTAACCCTGAGAATCATCCACAAATTAAACAATTCTTTGATGATGGACATGCTAAATGGGAAGAGACCGCTGGTAGACCTCCAGAAGAAGGTGGGCAAATAGGAGTTGATCCGAGATTAACCTTTGAAGATTTCAAAAAGTATGTTACTAGGACTTCTGCTGCAATGGATAATGCAACAGCGAAGTTTAGAAGACTTTGGGAAGCTAAAACACCTACAAAAGGGCCAATGGGCCAGAAAGGTGGTATAAAGATTGGTGGTAGACAAGCTGATATACCCCGAGCGTATGATCCTGCTAAAGAACACATGAAATCAGTAGCTAATAAAGCATCTAATGTAGGAGAATCTCAAGTTATAGGTAATCAATTCTATAACCAAATGATGGGTAAACTTGATTCTTTCAGCGAACGTATAATGGGTGATATACTTAATTTACCTGGAGGCGGCGGACGTAGACTTATGTCCGGTAAAGAAATCCAAAATCCTAATGTACAGTTAAAGGTTGATCAAGCTGCACAACAAGGTTGGATGAAAGCTGTAACTGATTGGACAGGGGCTAGAAGCTTTGATAAGGAAGGAAAGCTAGTAATTGATGAGAATTTCCTAGGTACTCGTTTAGACGACTCAGATAAAATCAGGATCCAACAAGCTCAGTTTACTCATGCTAGTGTTAACAAGAAAGGACCATTTAGAACAGATATTACTGGTCAAGAACAAGTCGCTATGAAAGTTCTAGCTGAAAAGCAAATTACTGATGCTTACTTAGAAGCTGGCCTCGGAACAGGACCTGATGAAGAAAAAATACTTTGGGAATTATTAATGGAAATTGGTAATACAATGCAAGTTAATCGTGCTAAAGCTATTTCCCCAGAAGGTCAGTTAAAGCAGTTAGCTTTAGATAATCCTGGAAAAACACTAGATGAACTAAAAGAATTAGTTAAAGAAGTTGAGGGAGCTACAGTTCAAACAAGTAAAACAGGTTTTAAAAAACAAAAGTTTGGTACTATTAAATCTAAAGAAGGTGTAGTTACTAAACTGGGTCCTGAAAAACCTTTATCTGATTCAGAGTTCTTAGCTAGAGTAGCACCTGGTAAAAAGAAAGAGGAAGAAAAATCTATTAGGCAATACGTTAAAAGTAAAGTAAAAGAAGCTAAGAAAAAACCTGAAATCGTATATAATCCACGTACTGACCAGTATCCATCTGGAGAATATCAAGGGGAACTTGAACTGGATCAATTAGATCAACTCTAACTAATTATGACTCAACCTAAAAAGAAATATACAAAATCCCAACGCCAAGGCTTACAAATTAAAAAACTAGCTACAGGTGCTAAAGATGCTTGGGATAGTTATTCAGAAACTCGTGATTCTGAAGCTGAGAAGACACGAAAATTAAAAGAGAGACATAGAAAAGAACAAAACGCTAGGAGGCGAAGGTAATGGTAGCCGGACCAAGAAACAACAAAATGAAATCCTCACCAGCCGCTAAAACAGTAGCTGGTGGTTCAGGGGTTATCTATAGCAATCCAAGTGGCGATAAAGCTCTTGAGAATGTTTATAAAAAAGTATTAAAAGACCCAGGATACAAATCTCCTAAGGGAGGCACATTCAACGTTAATACAATGAAGAAGGTATGAATGACATCGTAACCGCCCTACAAGATGACTTCAAACTGTTCCTTCAAGCTTTGTGGGAGCAGTTAGATCTCCCTTCCCCAACACGCGCACAATACTCAATAGCAGATTACTTACAGAATGGACCAAAGCGTCTCCAGATTCAAGCCTTCCGTGGTGTTGGTAAATCTTGGATTACTGGAGCGTTTGTTCTTTGGACTCTATTTAAA